AACTTATTTTATAAGCTATATCTAATGTAGTTTCAAAATCGCCTAAAGAATTTACATAACCAACCTCAACCTTGAAGTTCATTGTTCCAGGTATCCTTGCTCCTGCTCTGAACGTCGGGTCTTCTGGGTCTCCGATATCTTGCTGTACAGTATCCGAAAGTGCGTCTACTCTAAGTGTAATAAAAACTTCGTCTACATTGTTGTTGTAGATGATATGAGTTAGCGGTTGAGCACTCTCTTCAAAATTTGGAGCTTTATCGTTCCAGTCGTCAAAACTTTCTCTCCCTTCTCTAGTCGACCTATCGTCATTAGAGCCTTCTCCTCTTCCTAAAATAGCACTTGTTGATAAGTTAAATTGACCTTGCGGAGAAAGCATTTTAGCACCTTGCCTGATCTTTTCAACTTGACCGCTTTGTCTGAAAGGCCCCCAAAGTTGGCCGTCATATGTAAAATCAACGAATAGCTTTTTAAAATAATCAAGAGAATCCTGACTTTGTAAACCGTTACGAAACTCACAAAGAATATTGCTGTAATTAAATTTACTGGGCAGTTGTACAAAATTATCATCAGGGTCAATTTCTGCTTTTTCTACACTGTATACTTTAAAACCCTTATTGGTTACAAAAAACTGAATATCCTTTTTTGATATCTTGCCTATAAATAAATCTGAATAGGGGCTTGTGATTCCAGGTAAAGATGTTCTTAGTTGTCTAAAGAAGCCAAGTTCAACTAGATAAAACCCTTTTACATTTCCGTTCCAACTTCCATCGTTAGCCATTTCAGGGACAAGTAAATTTATTGTCCTGCTACTTATTTCTCCCAATGTTGAATTTCTTACAGAGTCAAGGATAAGTCTCGCATCTGTATTAACTGCTGTTCCTGCTTGGTTTTGGAATAAATCTGTTTGTGCCTGATTTAAATAAGCTTCAAGCTGACCAGATACTTTTATACATAAATACGGTCCAACCCTGTTGTTTGATTCTGCATCTGTAAACCAATCCGTAAAGCTGGGGTCATAATTACCCCTTACTATGTCTTTTATAGCTGCAGTATCAAGAGTCTGAGTGGTCAGATCAAAACCATAATCTTTTAATCTTTCAGTCAAATATGTGTATTCGGCTGACTGTGATGGTGTTATGTTAAGAATTTCATCAGCACCCCTACTAAGTGAACCCTGACTATCAAACATTTCAGATATTGTGTTGACAGACATGCCAAAATTAACTTGATATTTAGAATTGGCATTGACTTCTATGTCAATATCATATATCGGTCTACCAGTTTGTGGGTCGGCTCCGTTCAATGTGTCTTGGTAAACGCCCAAATCCTCCGTTCTTGTATAAAACGCGTTAACATCTCTATCTAAAGACGAGTCTACTATATATCCTCCGCCTTGACCATCTACAACTATACCAGGAAGATTGTCTGCAGGATACCCTGTATAAGTATTAAAAGGATCAGTTGGGTTTCCATATGGTGCATCTTCAAATTCTTGTGTTGATGCGTTAAAAACTCGGTCTTTATACCAACCAGTTCCATTATACTTGTCACTAGTTGCAACAAGTTTCCAGAACCCAGGTCTTAAATCAGTTTCTAATTCATAATTAAGCCTTACTTGGTGAGCGTCCACGAAGCTTTCAGCTGACGTACCCGCATAATTGTTCTCCCATACCAAATTAGAGCCATCTCGAACCAGCTCTATAATTGATCCATTGTAGGATATACCAAAAACCGCCACAGCTGTTATCGGAGAGGCCAATAACCTAGGAGATCCGATAACATAATCATCTACCTGATAATAACTAGGTGCGGCTGATGAAGACTGGCTTGCGACGACACCATCGTTTGTGGTTACAACTAAAGCCGCAACAGAATCAAATACTTCTTTTACACCGCTTACTAGTGCTGGTTGTTGACTTTCGTTTATTTGTCCGTTTTCCCCACCCGCGACTAACTCGTCGAAAGGAACTAAGAAATTCTCTTGGCTTTCTTCTACTGGTATACCGTCTAAATAAACGCCTTGCAAAAGATATTCAGGAGGTAATGGATAACCATTTTGGTTTACTAAACCCTTGATTGGCCCATCGCAAACCAAGTCTACGACTTCTAAATAACTAAATGAAGACAAAACCGAATAAGCCCCTAGCTCTGGTGGCACTAAAAATGCAGGTTTTGGTTTTGGTGGGTCTCCTCCTCCGAAACCAGCTCCCCTAAACGTATTTTTGAATTCGAAGTGCTTCATAGTATAGTTCCTTTTGAGTAAGAAAAATCTGGAGAATCTGAATAAGAACTGCCAGCTATTATATCTTTCGGCACTTGGTTTCTTGGAAAGCTTTTAACGCAAGCCTGTATAACTTGAGTACCAACCCTCAATCGACCATAACCCACTGGAACGGGTATACCCTGAGCAGCTACGTTTGCTTTATTTGCGAATATAAAAGATTGTTCAAAACCTCGAGCCGTCACACTAATATCTGGTGGTTCTGGAGGTTTGGGTGCCAACAGCAAAGCTATAGCTAAAGCTACAACAGCTATAACAACAGCAACAGCAACAGCAATAAGTATAGGAGCCAAAGGTCCAGATCCAGTTATCAAAGGAACTATATCTATAACTTTGTTATGTCCAATCAGCTCAAGCTGTGATTTTTCAGATATTCTCTTACCGTCTACAACGATGGCGTAATTGAAACCTTTTTTATGTAGGTCTATAATTCTTTTTTTAAAATTTGATCTGTTTGCTTCTATAACCGCGAACGCCTCTCTGGGTTTAGCTATCCTTGCTTTGAAGGAAGAGCCAAACTCATGCTTTAAAATTCCATGTAATCTAATTGTAGTCATACGTACTCCTTAAACCTGTTTATCATTAATACATCTACTTCGTGTTTTTTTGGCATATAAATATTACTTTTTTTATTATTTAATGAATATATAAAAAATGGCAAGCAGCAATTTTCAGACATAACAACATCAAATTCAGATGGTTTTTCGTCTCCAGATATGTGGCTATGAAACAAAAAAAGAAAATCATTATCTTCCTGAAACAACAAATAATCAACAGGGCTTATAGCAAAATGATTAACTTTGTCATCAGCTATGTTTTCGCACTGTCTAACAACAACTGAGTCTCCATTATAACCTACAAAACCACAGATTTCAGTGTGTTTGTTTTTCTCGCAAACCTCTACGATATAATCTATACAGTCCTTTTCGTTTTTTATTTTCTTGTCTATCATCTTAAAGTTTAGTTCTGAACTGAAATGGGTCCGTACCAGGGAATCCTCCGAATGGAAGGCTATAGCTATCTTGTGTTTTGCTTATTAATTTATTTTTTAGGCTTGTAGAATCTTTCAAGCACATATCGTAAAACATATCAGTATGCCACATTTTGTAGTTGTTTTCTTCGGGTCCAGCTATAAACGAGTTACATACAAACTTTTCTGGAGGGTTGGATATAATTGTTGACTCTATATCCCACCCGCACAGATAGAATCCAACAGGAGGATTTATATTTGGGTATAAATCACCTATGTCGCCTGGGCAGTTACTAGAAAGGGCTGCTTGTGCTTGTTGATTAGAAATTTCTGCCGTTATCTGACCGTCTGCACTTTCATAAGTTCCATAAACGCTCACGGGAAGCCCATCAGACTTTTCTAAGGATACGATCAGTTCCTGGGGTGATTCCCAAGGCTCAACACCATTATCTGTGCAGTAATCTGCTGGTTGTTGTACAACTCCGTCGACATCCAACTGTATATTCAATGTGTAAATACCTGGCCCAGGTCCAAATTGAGGTGGCTGGAGGAAGCAAAAGTTATTTATGTTTGCTGGAATCTCGTCTTCAAGTGCTACATTGCCTGATGGGTCGGTACTAAAAACTTTAAAGCATTCAGTGGTACCCAAAATGTCTATATCAACATAACCCTCAGAACAAAAACCCTCAGAAAACTGAGCGGAGTATCCAACTTTGTAAGTCCCACCGCCTTGAACGTCTACATTGTATTCACAACCTGGATTCGTTAGGCAATCATCGGTAGAGCAATAGCGCGGTACAGATTCTGAACCATATTTTAATTCTGGCGAATAACATATTCCAGCGTCCCAGTAGCCAACTAAGTCTGTCAACAAGTCTGGGTAGTCGTTAGTTATTATAGATATAGGCTTTGTGTTTATTGAGCCTTTTAGATCAAAAAATAAAACTTCTTTCTTTTCTGTTGCTGTTAGTTTTCTTCTCCATATAGCCGTATTACTAAACACAGTTTTTGGTTCTTCCCATCCATAAGCTTGCGGTATTACATTGTACAAGTGAGAACTAGCTGGAAAACGTTTGGTTTGGACTCCAGAATAAGGGTTCTCTAAACCTCCAGAAAAAGGAATAAGAGCTCCTCTTTTACCGTAATCTTTTGTTGAGAAAACACCCCCTTTAACACCACTACCATCAACAAAAAAAGAATTGTTTGTTGGATCAAAAACAAAAGCGCCCCTCCTGTCTGGCTGATTTGTGTCATACTCCATTATGTGATTATCACCAGGAGAAAGCAAATTGTTTGGGTCTCCTAAATTAGCTAAATCGTGCAGTCCTGTGTAATTTACGATATATTTATCGTTTACATTATCATCAAGTCCGTAATCACCTATAGAAAAAACCCAACCAGTAATGTCTTTGTTGAAATATATGTAAGAATTCCCGCCATTCCCACCTGAATATACAGCGTATTCATTCTGCTTGGCCAACAAGCCATCACCAACGCCGTCTATATACGGTCTTACATAATTTCCGTTTGAATCTCTGTCTGTTTCGTAACCTCTTGTGGTAATTGTAGAACTATACAAGCCTTCAAAATTACTATAAAAATCGGCCCAAGGGTCTGAAGGCTGAGTCGCAGGAGATTCTATTTCTAAGTTAGTGTACTTATAAGCCCTATAATTGTAACTCGGGCTTGTCTCCAATCCATCTGATTGGTCGTAGAATCTTGGTCCAGGAAGAATCCCAAGGCCCAGTTCATGGTAATCTATTACCAACTGCTGCCCAAGTGTATTTAAAGAGGTTGAGAAAACTGGAGTCTCATAACCATTTGATTGGAAGTTTGGCAGGTAAGCTTTCAAATCGCCACCATCATTTTCTATAAATAATGGTATTTCTGATTCTGTTTCAAGATTGTAAATAGACGTTATTACGTCTTTTCTGTTTATGTAGTTATTGCTTACATCTTTGCTTGTGTAATGCATAACTATACTTAATTTCGAATCATTATCAAACCTCTCGAAAGATAATCTC